GTTACGTCCCGCGTTTGGCTTTTGCCCGTGCTTTGATAAAGAGCATTTCGGACTTTTCGGCGAGTTTTCTTCGTTAGTCGAAGGAAATTTTTGACAACAAATTTGTTGTTTTATCTCGACACTTATCGTGGTGTAGAGATCTATTAATTATTTGATACAAATATTTGTATTAGATAATTTTATATATATAAATATATATAATTTAGTTGTATTCTTTTGCTTTGTTTAATAGTAGCATTTAACCTACGCTTTTTCTTGCTTTCATTTGTTACTTGTTAATCTTCTTGAGAGTTTGATTTTTTGCTATGGCTTTGAAACTGTTCAACCGCTTTGATGTGCTCGTGCAATTTGAGCACGAATGTGAAATTGCCGAGAGATACAACAATCTCGGCAAAGTAAAACCTGCTGCGCCTGGCGTCCAACCGAAGGGGCGCCATTTGAGCCGCGCCGGCGAGAGGCTGCTCAAGAAGCAGCTAAGACTGGAGGAGCTCGACGAAGAGCGTCGGCTCGAGCGGGAGGAACGTATGCTCCAGGAGAAAGTGGAGCACGTTGCCGCCCAGCGCTTGAAAAGCGTCGCCATCCGCGAGAAGCAGACCGCCCAGGTAGGTTTGCAAGGACGAGTCGACGACCAGCAGATCCCGGTCGTGAAGCTGGGAAAAATTGAGGATGTTGTAGAAGCCGGAGGCTTCAAACTGGCTGATCAAAGCGTGGAACTGGCCGTACAAGTTGTCCAGTCAATCAGAGACTGCTCAAAGTACGAGGCCAAAAGGAAACTAGCTCAGGTTAAGCTAGTTCCTGTGACAGCAGAGTACATTGATTTGTTCAATGTCATTTCTTCAGATAATGAGATGTGTGAGATGACCATTTCATTGGCTTACCAAAAGAAGTCAGTCGTGTGGAAAAGACTCAGGTCTCTCATCACATGTGTGCGAGCAACATGCCTTGAGCATGAGCTTAGAACATTGTTCTTGACAGAGACTAAAATGATTGATGTTTTGAACAAGATCTTCGGTTTCTTGAAGACGAGGGAGAACATTGTGAAAATCCTGGACGACCTCAAAGTCAAAACGACCGCGGCGGTGTGCCGAGCCCTCCATGCTAAGTGGGACGAAATTCAAAACTTTGAACAACTACTTAGTGTTGCAAGAGGAGCTGAGCGAATTTCGCGCGAGTTCGCAGCCAAAGAGGCTAAAATGGTTCGTGAGATGTACAAGAACCGGCTGGCATTGATCAAGAAGAAAACGTCCGACGCGGTACAGAAGATCCGTGAGGAGGTTGTCAAGCCTAAGCCGTCGACACTGCGAGATGACTGGACAGCAAGAGCTATTCTGGTTGAAAGTGGAAAAGGTAACAAGGGAGACGTAGTGGCCATTTGGAGCGGTGGTTACTACAGGTTTGAACAGAGAACTGAGGCAGGAAACAACAAGGCATCACATGATCTACCTCCGGTGCCGCAACCGAAGAAGGATCTTGGCTTYGGCCAYAGAGGCTCCACTARAGCTTTGCCAAGRTGCTTTGAGTGCCACATGAGGTCTATGGAGGAAGGCAATAGGAAGCCAATGGATGAGGTGGCAGCGTGCTTTAGAAAAGACAACCCTGCACCAATCCCTCCTGGTAGAACATGCGCCGTACATCGTTCAATCGACGTTAACGCAGTTGAACACGAGGAGAAGCAACAGTGTTTCTCTTGTTTATTCGTCAATAAGAAAAAAGTTTCAGTTCTGCCACGACGGACCTTTGAACTAATGCGGACTGGGAAGAACAGACCGGAGCTCGGAGGTGTCTGTCCTGCACACGACAGGACAAACTATAAGCCAGTAGGAATGCGGGTTGATAACTGGAAGCCCTCTGCCTATGCAGCTATTCTCATGCTCGCCCTTCTAAAGCCGGCGCGCGCAGAGGACGTGGGTATGCAGGTATTGGATGCGGGCCATTCAGACTTTTGGTGGTTTTCTATACCATTTATACTCTATGCCGTGACATGGTTCATTAGGAAGATCGGGCGTGGACCAGTGCTCATGATTTCTCTTCTAATATTACTACATGACACGACGGCAAACCACGTGAGACATTCACACGGAGCTAGGTACAAACGTGCCGCGCTCATGTTGCATGATGTCAATACGAAATGGGTTGACGTGGAACGAGAAGCAGACTGGATAAGATCCTTTGAGGCTCGAGTTAACGAAAGACAACATAAACGCGTTAGTTTTATGTTGGAAAACATGCTTTTTACCAGGAACCATTTGATCTCTGCAAACCTATACAGAAGCGACAGCGAGGTGTTGGGTGCTGCTATAATAGAGTTTACGGGTGCGGCTTTAAGTATAATTGAAAAATTGCCGGTTAAATTTGTAGAAAGAAATAGTCTCACTTTAAACCTGGTGTTGGCACAAGCAGTGGCTGCTAGGTTTTACAGGAGTGTAACGGCCGCTCTACAACGGACGGTGCAAGAGAAAGTTCAAAGAATAGCCAATATGACTACGCTTAACAATGAAAATCTAAGAACAATAGAATTTCAAGTTAAAGCGATTGATCAGTATCTGCTCGAGATGGAGAGACGCGGGCTCAATATCAGTAGTGATGCGTTCACAGACATTAATTTTTTGGCGGATTTGAGTCGAGAAATGCTAAAGTTCGATGATTCGATCTGGAGAACCGTGATGAAGAGTATTGAGTATTTTCCAGAATCAGAAACAAAGTTGACGCTACGTACCATAGGTTTTGTTAGGAATCAAACTGCAAATGTCGAGCGTCAAATTGTTAAAGAGGAAATTGAGCAGCAGGAGGTGTCACGTGAGGTGACAGCTATACGGGCAGAACCTGGTGCAACGGAAACTTGTTACTACTTAGAGTATACGCCTGTTCTTGAGAACGGGACTTGGAAATTCGGTCCTTATGAATGTGAAGGCGATTCGAAGTGTATTGGATTCGCCAACTATTGTTATGATCCCATTTCTGGGTGTTGGACGCCGGGTGTGCCGCACTTGTGCTACCGTGAACAGGCACAACAGCAAGACGGCAATGCAGCAGATTTCCTAAATAGTATAATGGTTCAACCGGAGGACGAAATCGGATCTGCAACAAATAAAAGAGTCAGGCGTAGTCTGGTTACAGTAACTAGGAACATCTTCGATGGAGAGAAGTTTCACACCATGAAGTTTGATGAAGAACCTAGATTGGTGACTGCAGAGAGGATGATAAAACTCATACTCAGTATCCTAAAAGATAACATGAACGCGAATAAGTTTTATCGCGACTGGATACAGGCTCATATGTTGCACAAGCGCTCTAAACGGCAGTTGGAGACGGAGAATCCTTCAGAGTTCGTTGCAGACGCTGTGTTAACTAAGTGTCAAATCCCTGTAACTGGGACCCAGTTGGAGAACTATGAATTACTCCAAAAATTGGGGGAGGCTGAAAAGCGGATAAACCAACTCGCCAAAGAGAAGGAGGAACTTGAAGAAAAAGTAAACTATCAAAATCAAATAATTGAACAGTGGAACCAGCAGGTTTTTGAAAACCGTTTGCCGGAGACGCGTAGAGGTTATGCGACAGGCGTGATACCCGGTGCTCAGGCCTATTTCGATACCATCAGGCGTGCAATGTTGATGGCAGCGCCTATTAGAGAATCAGAAATGGATAACAAAGCACATGCTGTCCAAACTGTAGGTGTCACAAAGATTCCCTATGTTGATATGCCTGTAAAAGTTAAATTGACTATAGAAGACAATGTCAAAATAACTCCTGATTCAGCCACCGCGCAGCAGTACATAGGTGAAAAAGATGGCTTTATCTTTTTTAGTTGGGGTGGAGCAAAGACTGCCCTGGTAATTGAAACAGCTTTCATTGGGTCTGGATCTAAACCCAGACTCTACTCTTGTGGAGCCAGGGTGGGACTTCTACCACCAAACATGTATGTTACGCCCCAAGGAGAGATCAGGCTGGTAAAATTCGACTCATGGTTTGCACAAGGTATTGAGCACGAGGCTGTAAGATACGCGTATGTTAAGGATGTAACTAACGTTTCCACAGTGTGCACCAACATGGGCAGTATCTGGTTTAGGCTAGATGAATTTGTACATAGGTTATCAAGAGGAAACATTGGTGGACAGTTATTTCAATACATGGTACCCTTTGAGCTCCATGTCTGGGCGGACCGTACGTGCATTAAAAATGTAGATAATAAGTATTCCTGTGTAGAAACACCATATCCGAGAGTACTGCTGGGTGGTCCAACTAGGTTTGCGGTGTATGATATTAACGATACTGTGCAACATTATGAAATTGGCAAAGTTAACTTGTATAAAGAAATACCGTCTACACCAGGAGACAAGATTCCAAAAAACCTGGTTGCCTTTAGGAAACACACAAGACACGGTTTCTTTACACCTACTGAAGTGGATACCCATCCATTCTACTATTGTTTTTACATAACCATATTGTTCTTTTTGTCCTGGTATGTAGCTAATAGACTCGGGGCTTTAGTAGGTATCTTTTTCTTCCTGGGCATGAGTGGTGTACCCGTGGTATGGGGTGACCAGTGCAACTTGGACGCGGTTGTGTTGCAAGCGAAGCAGGTGAGCGAGGATAGCGTCAAGAGGGTATTCAGTGTCAGTGGAAACTTCATTGCGGGTTCCTGTGTGCAAGTAGGCGAAAGCATGATACGGGTAGATTCAATCATCCAGGAGCCCAAGTACACGTTTATTGGGGCTGTACCACTGACAGTCGATTTACACTATGCCTCAAAGCACAAATGCCCCACTACTTTGAACCAAGAGGATTGGAAACAACATTGTGGAGTACATCCAATTGAAGGGTACCCAATAGTCAATGCCTCTTGTGGTGAAGAGTGTCAAGCAATGTCAGGGGCAGGTGGTGTGGCCATCACAGGATGTGCATTTTTGAATCCGTCTGCCATCAAAACAGAGTGGTGTAGTCAGGTATTTGACTACGCTGACATGTTACAAGTGTATGAGCTTACCGACGTAGAGTCTAATACACAGGTAAAGTTTTCAGCACTTAAAGGCAGTAATGTGGCAAATTTCCAGGCCACTCCAGGTGTTGATATTTCAGCGTTGGGAGGCAGCATTAGAGTAACGAATATGGTCAGTACCGGCATTACCCGTGTTAAAAATATCATTAAATACCAACAAAAATATTATGCTTCCAGGATCTCGTTGAGGTTATCAGAGGTTTGTTATTCTACAGACCCGAAACGACCTGCTCTATGGGCAAATCCCAAGTGCGCCCATGAGACGGTGCGTATAAGTGGTGCTGACTCAGTGATAGATTGGCAGTCTTCACATGGGCGGACATGGTTCGGTAAAGACATTTATCCTATCGAGGAAATGTTTGGCGACGTGCCGGAAATTGAGGTGACTGGACAAAAGGCCACTATGAAGCAACCGGTCTCTCGAGTGAGACTTGATCTGACTGTGGAGTTACCGCCAAAGTTCATGGCGAAAACATTATGCAGTGCAATAGCTATAATGTCGATCAACGAGCATGACTGTCTGTCTGGTAATTTCAAAGTTAATAAATTGGAACTAAATATCAGAGTGTCTCCTGCACATTGTGTACTGGAGGTTCACCTCGACCCTTGCACTGTGATAGGTGGTAATGAAGTAGATGTAGACCAGGACACTAAACAGTTTGAGGTGCATTACGTCTGTGGATTGTTCTCACCTGGCAAAATTATCTTGACGGGATCTGGAATTAATGAGACCAGGGCGTTGCGCAAGACGTGCAGAGACCCAGGGTACTTCTTGACTTACACGTACAAGCAGGTTTTTCAACCATATGTTGGAGAGATGTCTGGAGTGAGTAATGTCTTTACCACTATAGGCAATTTCTTCGGGTCGATAGGAGGCACGTTGAGAGGTTTCCTGTCTGGTATTTGGGCAAAGATTGGAATAATAATTGTAGCTATTGTGTTCATACTCTGTGGCTTGTTTTTAGCACAACAGGGAAGCTATGGACTGTCTGCTATGTGTGTCCTTTTAGCTTCAGTGATAATTGGAGTGGACTTCGCCTTGGGTCAGGAAATTAAAGTATCCACTCTCAGTGACGCCTTTGACAGATATGTCAGTAGCATAGGCTATTATATAAATTACAGCGGCTATACCCGGGTATTAACATGGCTAGTCATAATCGAATTGGTGTACATGCTGGTAGTGTCGGTTGTGCAAGGGAGATATTTTAACGGGTATTGCCTTACTGTTGTGGTGGGTCTAATTGTTTTTGCCTATATTTCAGGCGCGCATGCGTATGAAGAGTGTATGCTGATGGACTACACAACCATACCATTGTTGCCAGTTTTAACATATAACTATTGTTTGTCGAAGTTTCCATTTTTGACATTAGCATTTACCAGCCTGTTTTTGTACTCTCTGGTATCATGTGGTGTGTTGAATTTTGTGATAGGATGCATGTTGATAGCCGTGGTTGTATCTCGGAAACTGTTGACTGTTAATTCAGCCACGTTTGGTAGCACGTTAAGGTTTGCGGAGGGCATCGTGGGCTCACCAGTTAAGATGCTTAAGACCGACTTCAAAACATTTGATGCAAATTGGTGCCCACTATTGGCGACATGTGTGTACGCTTACAGCAGAGAGTGGTATAACGGTCTGTATGGAATAATTGAAGTGTACATGTTCCGAGAACTGGCCAAGCAATTATGGCGCACAAGTTTCGAACTAACACTGCAGCTACCTGAGGTGTGGAGGTCTTATAGAAAGTATTACAGTTATACATTGCCTAAAATGACAAATGCTGTTTCTTATCTGCTGTATAGGTACCCGTTTAAGCAGGTAGAAAAGCCAGTTCACAGCCGCTTATACATGCAGAATCCGCGATATCCAACAATTGGGTCAAGCACGCGCCAACAAATGTTAACATTGGTTGACGAATGGGCACTAAAAACAGTGTTAGTGTTTTCCAATTTCACTATAACCTTCTTTTTAAGACAGTGGGAAGGATTGGAGGATCCCGGTCTTTTATACTGTTGGGTGCTAAATGCGCTTGTTGTGTTTTTTGGGTTGAGATTCAGGTATTGTCTACTGGTACATGCCTATTACTATAACAAGACCAACTACGCTTCACCAACTGAGGCATCTGGACACAAAGATCATGGTGAAAATTGCATGGTTAAAGATTTATATACGCGTGCCTCCACAGGGAAGCTAGAAAAAGCCAGCAAAGGTAATTTTCCTCTGATGTGTGGACAGCGTCGTGTTGGGTACTATTTCACAGATGGTGAGTCAATTTTGTTTGCAGCACATTGTTGCACTGAGGAGGTGCCCAGAGAGTGCATTGTTTCGCACGATGTTGTGTGTGTTGGTGAGACCGGTTTGTGGAGGAAACGTTTCTCATCTGACCAGCGACACTCGTTTAAGGTGTCTACTAAGGCATACACAGTAACTGGGCAGATGAACGGCGAAAATTTTACAACAGTCGTGGCGAAGATACAATTCAGTCAAAAAGGCGTCGTACAGGTCCGACAGACTATGAAAGGTTTGTCAGGGCTGACTGTTCTTGTTGGAGAGAAAGCATTTATGTTTAACATGTTTCTGGATAATGTTGGATGGTATAATGCTAACTCGTTGAAAGGTGTCAGCGAATGGGTTCTAGAAAATGGCAAGCAATCGCGTTTATCCCGTGATGATACTGTGGCGTATGCAGTTCGTGAGGGTAAGTTGGACGCACAATTGGCCTCAGCTATGCAACGCTTGCCTACAAGCGCACAAGGAGCAATAAGGAAAGTAGTAGGTACTACGACTGCCAAGCTCGAAAAGAAGGATCTCCCTGGGACGTCATCAACGGCCGTTGCTGTAGGCGAAAAGTTGTTCACAGCTGGAGCTATGATTAAGAAGTCCCGCTACTACGACATACTAGGACCGCGCCAAGTTAAGACCAAGAAGGATTTGCTGGCATCTGTCGGCTTGAGAAGCATGTGGGACGATATTGAGCACCTATCCGATGCAGACAAAGAGGCTGTGATCAAGATTCGGAAGGAGTATAGTAAGGAGCAACATGATAGATGGGCAAGGTACCTAATCCCCTCAAAGTTCACAAAGTACATTAAAAACTTTAAGCTTGAGGTGCGGGGTGAAACCAGCACTTTTCAATTATTGAAACAGCTTTCTGAAAAATTGGAAGAAGATCAGAAGTTGAAGGCCGAGTTTGACAATGACGTGCAAAAATATTGTAGAAATGGTCCCAAAATTGATGATGGTGACATTATGGATGTGGCCAATTGGCATACGGTGCAACGACAAATACTGCTAGATAAGTACGCATACCAAGCCAAAACTGGAATGGAGTACAAGAACAAGAGTGCAGTTGAGGAGCGAATGCGAGCTAAATACCCACAAACTAAGGAAACATCGAAGGAAAAGATCGCTACGCTCCTAAGTACGAAGTTGACGAAAAGTGGTGACGTCCGTAGTGGAGACTACACACAGTTTCTGAAAAAGCTGAATGCCCAAATACATGCTCCACAGACTAAGTTTTCAATGCAAGAGGACGATGAAGTGGATGAGGATTTTAATGAACAGGCCGACAGTTGGGCTCGCCTGGCGGATGAACAGGAAGCAGCACTTATGCCATTGCCAGAGGTGATACGCCTTCCTGGGAACGCTAGAGAACTACGTACAAGTATACACTATGAAGGGCTTGTTTGTGAAACGCGGGAAATTAACGGGGCCGCGATCAAGTGGATAGTGCGTGGGGACATGGAACCGTTCGGATTCTTCAGAGCGGAGAAGGTAAGAACAGGACCCGTGATGGCACGACAAAATGAATTCAGGTTTCCAGCATACTTGGATTGGGCAAATAATTTCTGCGTGGTCAGGGGCAGGAACGAGCAAATACCCACTTACATCAATTATGTTTTACATCATGCAAACCGATTAGCAAAGGAATATGATACAGGTTTAGTGGAGGCTTACCGGCTAATTGAGGCATTAAACACAGAAAACGACAAGGACGCATCAGAACTGCCAATAATTTCGGAGGAGCTGTTAGCTGCCCAGTACCTGTTGGGCGCAATGAACCCGGAAAAGAAACTAGAGGCAGTTGGGAGGTACAATAGCATTCGACAACCAACAAGGTTACCAAAAACTCATAATTGGCATCCGTATTCATTGACTGGCAACAAGCCGGGTATTCGAGCGGAAAATATTGCAATGGAAATTTACGGCACAGCATATGTGACCGACCAAATAGCAGCTGCAGCAGCTTTTTCACAGAAGACTTGGGAAGATATCTCAAAAATTTTTGAGATTTATGGCAAACCGTCACGTGAGCAAATAGTCAACGCTATCAAGGCAGTGGCTTCTTATACTGTTCCTATTGGATTACGTGCCGATCATGTAGTAATGCATGATGATGATATACTGTGTGCGGGTAAGGACGGCACAGGGATGCATTTGTTCAGCACTTACATACAACAGTCAATAGCACGCACACAGTCTTTGGACACTACAAGGGCAAAGGACCGCTTGTCTGGGCTTCGACGCCTGATAAATGTACGCAAAATAACAACTAGGACTACATTGGATGACATGCAGGGGGAGGTGTTGCGCATTAGTGAAATACTAGAGGCAGATGAAGTGTTAACGCCTCAGATGAAATTCGGGGTTTTAAACACACTCGGCTTAACAGGCTGTTTAATGGAAATGCGTGATGACTGCCCCACTTGGGCTAACACACGCTGTCACCTGGCTTCTTTTGTTCCAGCGTCTGTTGTACCTACAGTGACCATCTTTAAAACCTTGCAAGAGGTGGTTAAGAAAATCTGGCCGGACTCAGGCATTAACTTGTGTCAGATAGACCACCTGTTGACTTTGTTTTCTTCGTTAACTGAGTGCGAAAACGAATCAGGCATGTTACGATCGTTGATGACCTATTTGCACAATCACCCACGAGTGATGGACTACGACGATGATTTTGAAATTGAGAAGTTGAAGATTTCGAAATTTGCAAGATTTTGGTCTAGGCGAAACCTTCTGGGACGTTGGTACTTCATGAACCGAACTGAAGAGGAAAAAGAGGCTATCATGAACTTAGATGACACAAGTCTGGATGTGGTCGCGTTAAAGCTCTCAATTGACATACATTATGGCCTTAAGGACTTTGACTTACTGTTGACTGATGAGGAGAAATTAAACGCATTGGCGATATACAACGAATTTATCAATGGCCGTGACTTCATTTTGAGTGATGAGCAAATTGAACAAATCATATGTGATAAAAACCTCGGGCTAGTCCTCGATCCTACGATGGTAGTTGTTAAGGAGGTTGAAATAATGAAAGAGGAAGTAAGTTTACTGAAGCCAAAAATTACGTACCACCCTTCGGCTGACTTGTGGGCACAGAAAATAGAACAGGGTGGCACATACCAAGGTAAGCTCGTTGAAGGCATGATGATTAAATCCAGTACTGTTCTAGTGCAAACTGGAGCGTATGCAGTTGGTGCTAACGAGAAAGTCACACTTGGAGATTGGTTTTCCGATAAGTATGTGTTCGCCATAGTTGGGAACAGTCTCGGAGTGGGTTCAGCTTGTAAGACGCCGGGGTACGGCTTCATTGGTGCTGAACATGTAATGAACGGGCGGCCTTTATATTGGACGGTGCCAACAGATAAGGCCACTAATCTCCCATCTCAGGCGTCAATTGATCACTTTAGCACAATGAAATATCCGACAGCATACTCAGATAAAGTTTTGGATAGGTGGTCGGATAGGAATGTGCCGATACCAATATGTGAGCAAGGAGAAATCTGCGCAGTCGTAGACGTCTTGTCAATGAAGCGAATGTTCTTGATGGCCATCAATTCCGGAGAACTTGGTGATGAGGGTGAGGAGAAAGTCACTATCTTAACGCAGGTCCTATACAGGGATAATGAATGGCACAAAACTTGTATCAGTACCAGAAAAGGTATGTCCGGTTCACAAATATATGGGTATGATGGCAAACCGCGRGGAGTGTTCTCGCGAGTAGCTCCTGCCAAGCAAGAGGTTGGTATGGAGCCAGGTGCTCTCGTGACCGTAGTGCCTAATGACCGTTTGAACAGTAGGTTCGAGTTCAACGAGAAAGCGATAAAGATATTGGCTAGTAACGAAATTTTGCATATCTTAACAGCCCAAACTGGAAGTGGAAAGACGATATTCTTTACTTGGGCAGTAGTTGAACAGCTATGCCAGAACGGGCGGGCCCTACACAATATAGTCTTGGTACTTCCGACAAGAGCTTCAGTGCGCAATGCTTACATGAACTTAAAAGGCGCTCACTTTAATGATGATCGCAAGGGGTGGCAGTACTGTACATTGGCATACAGGTTAGGCAAACAAACCGAGAAGACTGGCAACGGTCCTGTTAAACTCAATTTGATGACTTATGGCGCCTTCGTCAACGATGTCGCTAGTTCAAAACTGCGATATTCAAATGATGTCATCATAATGGACGAATGTCATACGCAACAACCAGAAGTTGTACTTGCTGTGCACTCAGTGTCAAAGCAAGACACTAAATATCACAAGTGCATTTTGATGTCAGCTACTGTACCAAAGGATATATTGGACCTGCAGAGTGCTTATGTTAAGTGGGACGTGGCAGCTAACAGAAGATACGAGGTAACTTTTCAGGTAATGACAGAAGGTGAGCATAAGTTCACATTTCAAAATTTTGAATTTGTAATCTCTACTCAGGCTTTGGCGTGCGCAGATGGTAATGTGCTCATATTCTTGCCGACTATTGCTGCCGTCGAGGAAGTTGCTGATGCCATCCAAGCAGGGACAGGTGACGTGAAGGTTGTTAAGTGTCATTCTAAGACACATGGCTGGGAACAGTGGGCTAACATMTCACAAGGCATCATATACGTCGCGACGAATATAGTGGAGTCATCTGTGACACTATCTGGAATAGTAACAGTAATTGACAGTCAGCTCGTTAATTGCACTATTTCAAAGTTGCTTACAACGGATCGCTACGGAACATATTATGAGTATAAGAATATCATTAGGGAGTGTACGCAGGCAGAGCACATACAGCGAGCAGGTAGAACAGGTCGCGTATGTAACGGGACAGTATACACAAGAGTACCGGTTGAAAAACTGCCAGTGATACATCCATTATCGGAGGACACTCTGTACATCAATGCTGCATTTTTGGCAATTAGAACAGAATTTGACACTCAACACAAGAAGACCATGATGTACCCAAAACTACGTGAGTTTCATGAAAGACTAATGTTACGCAGCGCTAACTACAGGGATCGTATGGCGGTAGCGCGACTGGCTGGACTTGTTGATGGTGACTCAGTCGGAGTGTTTATATTAGGCATGTTCCCGGTTCAACTATGGAGGCGTCAAGGCAATGCACCCATAGGATTTAAAGAACTGGATTACTGGACAAGGCAGACTTGTGAGGACATGTTGAAAGTCAAGTGGACACACCGTATTCAAGACCTAGTCGAGGGGAACACTATCCCCGGCGGTGATTTGCTCATGGAGTCTCAGTTCATGACGTATTTGGTTGAGAAAGCTATACCAGCAAATCCGCAACTGGGGGCTCCAGTATGTGAGGATTGCAATGATATAGCCCATTTGAATCTCCAGAGCAACGACAATGTTCACATGGATAACATAAAGCATTTATCTGATGACATTTTAGCTTATCTAGCCAACGGCAACTTACAGCCCACGTTACGTAAGATAAATCAGCACATTACACGAATAGATGTGGTCGAGATGATGTATAAGAAGGAGAAACCCGCACCACGAAAAATTGCGATAACACCCGGTGCGCGAATACTTAGTGGAGCAGCACGTGCTGTATCTGCGGCTCAACGACTACTAGGGAATGCAGATCCGACCGAGGTTCAGACTGGGTTGGCTACGAGTGCGGCACTGATGGCGGTAGTTGCAGGCGGGTGTGTAAGCGCTTGGATCACTAACAGTCTTGGTATGGCGGCTGACATGTACGTTAAGAAAGCTTATGTTGTTGATCAAGAGCGTTTTCATGAGTTCATAATTAGCAGAGAAGATGCAGACGATAACGACCTTTGCACCTCAAGGAAATTTCAGGCATACTTGGCGAAACTAAAGATACAGTTTGTGAACTTCGTCAGAATGTGCGAGGCTCGTGTACGTGGCGTAAAAACGGACAACTACAGCCTTGCCTCGACATTTTTTGATGACGACACTAAAACCGGATCAGTTGATTGGGAACTATTTTTCAAAACCATAGTGCAAAGTTTCGAGCAGGCATGGGCATATGTTGTTGCTTGGTTTACGACTTACGTCTGGCCATACTTGAGTGGCGATAAGGCGTTACTTCCTGCTATGCAGTTGACCATCGGTAGTACTTCATTGAACGTTTGTGGAATTTTGGGATTCGACCGGTTGGCGGCTGCACTGTCTGCTCCTATAGCAACTATCATTGTTGCAGCTGTAAGTGGTGTAGCACTGATTTGCAATGCAAAAGCTTGGCTTATATCTAGCGGAGTTTCTATCGGCATATATTTCTTGTATGACCTTTGGAAACGACGCGACGAGGAATACAACGCTGTACACTCAGAACATGGTACGTTGTGGGTTTTGGCTTCGCAAGTTATGGGAGTGCTATTTGGACGCACTATAATACCCTACTTCGGTCTACAGGCAACGGCGGCTACCACGATCGCTGCAGCAGTGATGTCAAACACACCATTAACTGTTGAAAGCACCAAGAGCGGCGTGGCGGCAGGAGTGTCCCTCGTGAGGAGAATAATGAATATACTACGTGCTTGGCAAGGAGGAATAAGCCCAACTTTAGTGATAGCTAATGCTACTGAAATAGTGTCATTGCTTCCTCAAATGGGAACTAAGGCGTGGCTAACGGCATGTATAGTGGCAATCAGCATAGTGGTAGCTAAGGCAATAGTGCGTGCATCGTTGCGTGCAAAATTGTGGAAAGCTGGTGACTTGAAGAGTCGCGATACTGTAGAAGCTCTGGAACAGGAGATACATGAAAAAATGGACTTGGCAATCCACGGCATTCTCACTGCCGGTGCAATTATATTAGACCCGACCAGTTTGATTGGCGTGATTATTCAAACTGCCGTTGATTGGTGGACAATCAAGAATTATAACATAAAGACAGGACTTTGCCTCAACATAGAACAGTTGGCTGGTGTTAATCCGTTCCACGTAGCTATAATAAATTTAGGACGGCTTGCTAATCACTTCATTAAGACAACATCCGACACTACATTGACATCCATGAGTATATTCAACGTGTTTGAACTACTAAAACAGGGTTTCTTTAGCTCTGGAATGTCAGCGGCCATAAATGGTCTATTTCCCAACCAATTACAGTTCATAACGGACTTATTTGCAAAAATACGAGTCTGGTTGACAGAGAAAGTGACCATGGCAGGGAACACCATAGGCAACGCAGTCGCGGAAGGAGCAATTGACAGCCTGAGGGATAGGTGCTGGATAATTAGTAAGATTGTAGGGCCGAAAACAAAGAAAGAGGAMGAYAACATAAGCGTACAATCGTTCTCCTCACATATATCGACATATTCAACCAGTGATGAAGATCCGCACTGGCCACAGGGTTTCCGGATCCGTGAGAATTGTCGGCATATGCATGCCACAAGTCAGGAAAGCAGTGTTGCTACGTTTAACGGTAACCGCTACCGTGTCATGTTGGAACTCGTCTGGACGATGGCCCACACTGATGAGCTTACCCAGCCCGATCAGTTACTAGTCTATGAGAACTGCGTACATTATGGCCAGCATCACGCATCCGTCTATGAAAACCAAGTCATTGTGTCAGCACTAGACGTCGAGGACGTTATAGCAAAAATGGCCAAATTGAAGGATGAATACGTACTCAGAAACTTATGGGCAACTTTTCCCGATTTGAAGTTCCAATTGAATTACGGACAACCCTCTAAGCCAGCACGCTATAATTGGACACATCTCCTCAACTTCATGCCATTTGGTCACGTAATGGAGAATAGGATAGTGTTAACTGGCCGTGGGGAGAATTTGGTAGCACATCCGGATGCCCAGCGGATTATGGGCAGATGTCCAAGTTGCACTCGGATGCTCATGTTCCTGAATAAAAAGACTTTAGACGTAGCCTGTTTGGAATGCGGCAACGTAATACAATGCGGTGAGTATGACAGGATGATTGATGCCATAACCGAGGGGGTCGCGCCAGAGACCTTAAGACTGCTACTTGTTGTTTGCGATCCTGATGTGCTTAGCGTGTACGATATATTGCCAACTAGTCTGCTGTTCGAGGAGGCGGTAGAACGGGTGAAAGCTAAAATGACTGTGATAAGGCATCCCGAAAAGTTTATTGCGCCTGGTAACCACGCATCATACATATACATAGACAAAAATGACATGTCATGGTTCGTGTGTTGTCAAAATTATGCAAAAGTAAAGCTGTTAGTGGAAGGACAAAGTTCATTTAGTAGTTTTTGCAGTTACGTGTTTCGCGGCGTTGATTACGTAAAGAAAATGCGCATTCAAGACATGATAAATGTCAATGAGCACTTGCGCAGGTTATGGCCCAGTCAGGCTACAGATCCTGCAGTTTTAACATCAACATTTGCTGACTGGGGTTTTAGACCAGAACCTGGAACAGGAGCTTTCATGGTTAGTCAGTTCATAGGAAATTGGATTAACTTTGTAGCGAGTTATAAAGAACGAAACGACAGGATAATTCGTATGAGTCAACAAGCTTTTCATACTCAGCGCAGCATCTTACGCTCAAAGCTAATGCTGCAACACTTAGGCGACAACCTAACTGGAGATGAACAACTTGAAGAACCTTCAGATGACATATTGGTTTTAGATCCACCAGAAATTAATTTTGCTGAAAAACTACGAAATTTAGAACCAGCCAAACGTAAGCAAATTCAAGATTTGATAGACGAAGGTAGATACTCAACGGTGACAGCTAGTCTGCCAAAGCATTTACAGGATCCCTGGAAGAAATTGATATTAGAAGTCATGTGCGGATGGGAAGAGGAGCGAACAAAAAACAACTCACTACCGTCTTGGATGATAGGATTGGAGCCTGTTGAAAAAGGGTGGGGACTTGTTCCAGCTACAGTGCCTGCGATAAACCAGGGTAAGGTGCTTGTTGCGGACACAAAGCTTTTGGATAATGCTACGCGGCAGATTAGTTCCATAAGACATGTTGGAGACTGGGATAAAATAAAACATCTAGGGCGTAGCCTAGTGCCCAAGCGACTCGAGCGAGAAGAACAGCCCCTGGCATCAAGAGCACAAATAAAGTTTATGGATCTGTACAATCTAACAGGCTTTGCAGCCGAAGCCAAACACATGTTTGATCCCATGTGCGGCTTGGGTGGTGCAATAACGGCTGTACTGGATATCAATAAGAGCAGAAAAATCAAAATTACATTTAGTACATTAGTACAAGAAGGTCACAGATTGCCACAGATATTTTACCCATCTGGTCGGAACCAAGATGATGACACGCACTTCTTAGTGTTTGAGGGAACTAAAATGGACATTCGTGATCCGACGGTTTTAAATGCTTATGCGCAGTACTTCAAGCGTGAGCGCACTCAGCCAGACTTTATTTTGTTAGATGCGTGGGAAAGGAGTAACAACGTGTATGAGGAAGCAGCTTGGCTAAACACCAAATTACACTCAACAGGACTTAGCTTTATAGATGCTTACCTGTCAATTAAGAACTTCTTGGCTAAAGGCGGCTCTATGATGGTCAAGTTGCTAACTTGCTTCCCTGACCACTTGTCTTCGGATGTATCCGATTATGTAAATAGTAACCCGAAGAAGTACAGCGAGTATACGAAAATGACTGAYTTTATGACTGAGTTGTGTARAGGATTCACTAAGGTTAGCGTGGTCAAGAGCCGTTACACGTCCTATGCTTCAAGAGAGGTATATATTCACTTACAACGATACCGGCCTGATAAGCCACCGAAAGACACATTTGATGGTAAGAAGATCGTAACATGGATTTACGACATGCAGTGCAGGAGTGCTCTGGTGTTTTTGAGATTATTGCGGAGATATGTCGATGGCCACCGACACGCTATTTATTCCCAGATACCACACCCAATGCCAACGTACAAACTGAGTTCTAGAGTTAAACCTATTGTCGATAAGGCACCTGATATTGGTTTCCCGGATTACAGTATAAACATTAGTGGTAAAGAAGAGGTGTTTCATAGTCGTATACATGAGATGCTTTTAGTATTCCTAAAACAGAGAAAAGAAAACTTCGGCCGCGATACTGTAATACATTCTCCTAGAGGGAGATTTGAAAACCTAAGAGAAGTAGGCACTATGAGGAGGACTGTTAAATATGCCCAATTCCATGACACTACTGATTATCTTTGCTCCCAATTGGCGTGGCCCTTATTGGGGTTAAATGCACTGAATTGTGCAGTTGGACGAAATGACATAAGTAAAGAATCGGTAGATGCAGCCATCAAAAAGAGGTTAGACGTCATGCCTGAGGAAACAGATGACTCAGCCATAGACTCGATAATTAAGCTGTGGGACGCATCAAGAACACCGATTGCACAGGAGTTGAAAGGACAAATGAGGCCATTTACCTTCGACCAGATACATTACTGTGTAAATCCGCAAGGCGCAGCCGGAATCTCAGAAGCATACAGTTCAATTGGCGATTTCCTCAAGAAACCAGATGCAAGGAAGATTGTCGAGGATGCCTGGGAGGCTCTCTTACGAGGTGAAGGCTATGTGTCTCCAACTACTGTCCGAGAGAAGAAGGAAACCAAGAAGAACAAAATTAGTGACGATAACGGTGAGCTAATTTTGGACAGGTCGCAATTTAAAAGTGATGAGGAATTCAAGAAAGCGCTTGCCGAGGGGCAGCGGTGTGTGCCACGTCAGATACAATACACGGATGTAGTAACAAGAATACTTGACATTATGATGTTTGGGCCAAGGATATTATTTAGTAACACAATAGCTAAATTGGATCTAGGTTCCGTAACTGGAACACCTCCACAGAAAATTGGTGGTCTAATGAGTGCTTGTTGGAATTTTTATGCTAATGATCTGCAAAGGATACCAGAAGACGTCCGGATACGTGCATGGGCGGATGCAAGAAATAAAATAGAACAATTAGAAAAGTCCAAAGGAGCAACTGCAGTAGTAATGGACTACTCACGGTTTGATTCTACCATAAACATATTTGATCTGTATTGTGAGTATAGGGACATGTGCTACTACTATCCACAACAGTATCACACTGCCATAAAGAGAATGTTCGAAGCCCGAATGTTTCTCCTGTGTATAAATGACCATGGCGACATATTTTGTAGGAAGGGACAACGGTCCTCTGGGGATCAGTTAACCAGCGTGTATAACACTAAGCATAACGACGTATTTGCTAGATTTTACCTACAAAAGAGTACAGGTATGTCGCCAAAAGACGTTTGCCAGATCAGAGGCACACTAAATTACGACAGGACAAAACCTTTATCAGATTATGATTGGGAGCCGTTTAAACACCTCAAACATATAGTTTTGAAGCATGAACCCAAGGTAAATACGACCAGGACCTACTACATGACCCAGGTATGCAATTTTTGCGATGGCGATGACTACTATGGAGTGGGAATGTCCACCCAGATGAAACTTATGGCGGCTAATGCCCCAGAGTTCGCAGAGCGGTACATTAAGAAATTGCTAAGGAGTGGAACGTCAACAGGCGTAAAGATCTGCTCATCATTTAAAGAAGTAGACTTCTGCTCACATTCCTACTATCCAGTGCGTGTAGACGGGAAGTGCTGGTATCTGCCTGTTAGGCCGTTGCCGGTGCTATTCGGTAAATTGTTAAAAACTATGAAACATAAATGTTCTAAAGCGGAGAACTATGAAATTCTAGTAGCAAAGGACAATGAAGCGGTAGGCGTCACTAGATCAAGACTGGTTAGTGCGTTACTAGCTTACCCACACATAAAATCAGTGAGGAGGTTTTGTTTAGCAGGTCTCTCAGTAATTGGAGATGGGAGATTAATACCAACTGACAGTTGGAAAACAAAAGTTTACATAAGAGATTATACAAATTTTGAGAATGCAGTGAAGAGCATATATCATGTGGATTCACTGCATAAAATTGGCTACGTTGAGCATAGTTGGGAAACAAAAAGCCTATACCATATGAAGCAAAACGCAGCAAAGATCGGTTACATTAAAAGCGAAAAACAGAAAATAACCGGCATGCTCCGGGTGTTAGCATCACTGGGAGCAAATCTAAATTATATATATAAACACATGTCTAAGAAAGACTTCTTTAAGGGATATCTATCCCTGATCGGCGAACAAGATGACGTTGACAAAAGAAGTTGTTAGAATGGCATTAAAGAGCACCTAGTGCTCAGTCTGTGGATTTATAGCCCGACTAATACTAGGAAAATAATAATTTGAAACACCGTTTCAACATATAATACTGTTAGGAAGCATTTCTAAAGATTCGCAACCTAAATATAGTACATATAAACCTT